GTCAGATAGTATCGATAAACTAGGTGTTCAAATTAGTATTGTAGCTAAAAATTCATATAGTCTGCCAATGATGAGTAGAGATATGAATGTCATGCGCCAAAACATAGTTAAATTAGTTAAAATTAGCGGTGGAACAGCTGCAACAAAAGCAGATATGTTCTTTATGAAATCTAAAGACCGTGAAGCGTCATATGAGAATCAATTTAATCGAGGCAGAAATACATCACCAACAGCCGTAAATGCATCTCCGGTGGAAAAAGAAGGTTTCTTTTCTGGTCTACTGAAAGGTGGATTTTCTGCTTTATTACCACTATTAGTAAAAGCTGGTTTAGTTGCTGGTTTGGCTGCAGCGATAAAAGCTTATGTTGATAATCCAGAATTCAGAGAAACTATCAATAAAGGTGTTAGAGCTGTATTTGATACCATTCTAGAATTTATGAAAGAGCATTGGCAAGAAACATTAATTGCTCTTGCTCTTTTATTCCCAAGAACTACTTTAGCAATTATCGGTGAAGGTTTAAGTTTGCTTGCCAAAGTGTTAGGTGCAACTGCAAAAGGTGGTGGATTAGTTACTCTATTCAGAAGTATTATTGGTGTGTTAAGTGGTCCAGTTGGTGTTATCGCATTATTGGGACTAATGGCTTACGGTTTATCGGAATGGATTGAGAATAATACCGAATGGGGCAAAAAGGCGAAAGAGAATCGTGAAGCACAGCCTAAAGATTTAAGCACAATCGAAAATCCTGATGATAAAATGGATTACAAAAAGCCAACTAAGGCGGTCAAAGATATGACCTTTGATGAGGCTGAGACTGAAGCAGAAAGACGAGCTGTAACCAGAGCAAATGATTTGTTCATTAAAGGCGGCATGACAATTAGGGATGCTAAAGGCAACCTAACTGATGAATACAAGAAAGTATTGTTCACTTATCGTAAAGAAGCTAGACAAGAACTTAATAGAGAAAGAGAAGGACAACCAGGACTTCAAATTCAAGGACTAAAACGAAAAGGTGCATCACCGGTTGCTGCTCCAGTGGCACAGGCGGTTGCATCAACTGCTCCTTCTCCAGTTTCCGAAGATAATGGAAACGATAAGAGTGAACCTGCAAGTCAAAATTCACCAACAGTAATTCAATTAGCAAAAATTCAAAGTAAAACAGGAGCTACAGCAACCGTTAATGCGGAGTATGCTGGAAAGTTTCAAGCTCTTATTGATTATTTGGATAGTATCAATTATCCAATTAAAAGTATCTATGGTTATAGTGATAGAAATATTAAAGGTACCAACACTAAAAGTATTCATGCTTACGGTGCAGCTATTGATATTAATCCAGAAAAAAATCCAATGGGTAAAAATCTAGTAACGGATTTGCCTCCATCTGCTGTCGAGTTTGCTAAAAAATTAGGATTAGGTTGGGGTGGTGATTGGACAGGTGGCCAAAAAGACGCTATGCATTTTAGCGCTGATGTGAGTGAGGGTGGAAAACTTGTTGCAATTCAAAACAGAAGCAGTTCTGGTCCAGTTCTCGCATCCGCTGCTCCAAACGGTAGACCTAACGGACAAGTCATTGCTTCCAATTCGGCAGCAATAAAAGACGGAAAGAATGACACATCTAATGGTAATCAAACTGTTAATAATGTCGTTAATAACCAAACGGTTGCTCAGGCATCTGCTGGTATTCCTGCAAGTGCATATGACACCGACTTGATTAGATATCTACTAAAACCAGTTACATAATAAAAAACCCCGCACAAGGCGGGGTCTAAACTAAGTTCTGAGAAAGGAGCTTTAGTTTATTCTTGCTCTGCGAGCGACTTGAAATAATCCAAATCTTCATCATCAGCAGCAGTTGACGCATGTGCTTTGTCAAGCATAGAAGTGTCATCAGACAATTGTGCTACTGTGTCAGCTGCCTTGGTACGAGGTGCAGGTGCACCGCCATCAAAGCCAAGAACTTTCTCAAGGCGACCCTTGAGTTGGTCGTATGATTTGAATTTACCTTTTTCGGTGAATTCTTTTAGACCAAATTCTTTCTTCCACAATCCTTCAAGTTTCTCATCATCACCATCAAGTAATGCAGACTTGTCAGCAAATTCTGATTTGTCATAGTTACGATAGCCTTCAACATTACGAATCTTCAACTTGAAGTTAGCACCTTCCCACATATCAAATGGGTTGATTGCTTCTTCATCAGCAAACTCAGGATTCATTGCTTCTGTAACCTTGTCAAAGATTTTCTTACCAAACTTAAACAGTTTGATTTGACCTTCATTCGATTTATCAGCTGGGTCGGAGATTACCAAAATATTGGCAACATAACTCAACTTACGCTTTTGCTTACGAGCAATATCTTTATTTGCTTCGATGCCTGAATTCCACAGGGTGTTGTTGTGTTCACAAACTGGACACTTCTCATTTAGAGTTGTGAGACAGTTATCAATGAACCAGCCGCCAGGACCTTGAAAGCCATGACTGAAGGTACGAACCCATGGAAGTGCATCATCACCATCAACAGCAGGTGCAGGTAGAAAACGGATAACGGCCATGCCATTACCTGCTTTGTCTACTTGGGGTTGCCAGAATCTGGTATCATCTTTAGAGCCGCTCTCAGCGGTCTGTGTGGTAGCTTCAATCGCTTTGGTCAATTTGTTCAAATCGGTGCGATTGCGCTTTAGGTTTGCAAAACTACTCATAGTATTTCCTTTCGTATAACGGAGTATAAACGGTGTATTAACGACTTATCCACAAAAACATATTATATCAGGTATATAGTCACTTTGCAAGCAGAACTTTCAATTTCTCAATAGTTTCGCCTGCATCCTTATGAAGTATACCGATGCCACCAGCCTTGTTAAAGGCAACAATAATATCTTCGGTATCATCAATAAGAATAGAGTTGGGTGTGGCATAATCAGTTTTATGTTTACGACCAGGCACCACATTTGGTTTAAAAGCTATACCTTGCTTTTTCAACCAAACTGTTTTCTGTTCAGCTACCAAGTTGTGAAACTTTTCGCCTCCAGATGAAGTCAACATTTCAACTTCAATATCTTGCTCACGAATAAACTTGAGCAAAGTTTGTCCACCAGGAAACCAATCTAGTGTTTCAAATTGTTTCGAGGTGCAGAAATCAGTCCAGTTATTACTGAACTCTTTCCTATTCCTGCTTGATGCAGGAGATTCATTATATAGTTCTTCCCAGCGTTTCTCGAAAAAACAGAGAACACCATCCATATCAAGGTAAATTTTATTAATCATCATTCACAACTTCATAAGTAACATCGTAACCGCCTTTGCGGTCAGTCCACCAATCATCTTCATCCATCCAATCAAAATCTAAACTGATATTTTCATTGTATGCATCTTCAATGATTGTTTCTGGAGAAAGGTCGCCAGAAATTAGGTCTGCCAACTTCTGTTCAATTTCATCAACAGTAGAATCAGGATAAATGTCATTTAATGTGTCCTCATCAATTTCAATAGAATATCGTTTCTCAACGGAATGCCATTCTGATTTAACTAGAGTAACCATTAATCAATCCTTTCAAATTCAGGCTCACAAGCAATAATCATTTCTGTATCACCTTGTGTCCAACCATCTTCTTCTAAATCCATCCAAGAATTTTCATCTAACCACTCGACCATTGCTTCTTCCTCTTCTTCGGTGAATCCTGTGAAGTCGTGTTCTTCCCAACAACCATCGGTACATTCAACCATTTCAACAGAATATTCACAATTGTAAAGGTCTGTGCCATCTACAATATCTGGAGGATTATCATCTTCGGTTTCGCAGGTGAATTCTCCCCAACGCCAACCGGTTTCAATCATCATTGTTTTACCATCTTTATGATAGTAACAACGCTCTAATAGAGATTTTTTCCAAGTGGGTTTAATAGACCATAGTGCCATAATTATTTACTCTTGTATGAAGTTCCAGTATTAAAGAAAGAATAGAGTACCACAGAAGCAATCCATGTTTCAATAGAATATGGAATTGCTACAGCAGGGAACAATGTATTTACTGCCCAAATAGCTGCAAACGGGATACAGATAAGAAGAACAAGTGCCAAAATCAGAATGACTACGGCAGAGGGAGTAGTTAGTTTCATATAATCACCTTTTTCAAAATCAGTTTGTATTTTACTACATCTTTTGGTAAAAATGCGGCATACTTTAAGCACTTTCGCCTAAAGTCAGGCCATCTAATGGTATCAGCAATCTTGTTTGACCACATCGGAAAGAACCCAAGTATTTCATTAAGTATACACAAGGTTTCAATTTGTGTTTCTTTACGCAATGTCTTTGTCAACAAAACAGGGTAATCACCAGAACAGGAAAGTATTTCATTTGGGTCTTTACACTCATCAAATAATATTCTACAATCATTCTCAAAAATGTAAGACATTGATTGAATAACTTTCTGTCTCTGGCGATACTTTGTCTCAGCTTCTTCCGTCAACAAATCACCAATCCAACACTTATCACCCTCAACGAAATTCGCAACAAGAAAAGAAATTAATTCATCTTTATTTGAGAACTTACGAGACAACTTATAAAAGAAATATTTGTCTTTACGGTTCTCAAAAGAACTTACGCTAGAATTTGTCTTACCATTGTATTTGAAATAATCGTATGATTCGGATGTAAAGTGTAGTTTGATTGCCTGATAAATTTCAAATGTTTCATAACCAGTCATATTGGCAAACGAGAACCTTTTTCTTTCAACATATTATTATCCATTGCATTAGCTTCAATCTTTGATTTCAGATTCGAATTAATCAATGTTGCTGCAACTTCAATTTCAAGTCCTGTTTCTTTACAGTATTGCACAATAGCTTCAATGTAATTGTAATCTGTTGTAGCAACAAGACCCTCAATGGCCTTTGCAAATTTAGCCATCTCATCTTTAGTTGGCATTGTTTGTGTTTCCATCAAGAGGACAGTTTTTGTCCCAGCATCGATGGCCGGCCAGTTCTTCACCAGTCAAACGACATATACCACATACCTGAACAGATTCACTAGAACGAAACTTTGGAGGATTCATAAGAGAATCTACAACATGACCCCATCGGTCATTTGGTTCTGATTCTTCAATTTCTTCTTCATCACTAATAAATCCCAAATGGCCTCGAATATGAAATCCTGCACCACGCAAGAAGTCTTCAAAATCCCGAAGAACATCCTCAAGTACCACATTATTACTCTCAACTGTTGTGCGAGTAAGCATCGTTTCGCTGTTCCAATCTGTATGCTCACAAATAAACTTCATATAACTCATTTTTTTCCATTCTTAATTTTCTACAACCATTTTTCACTTCAATCGGGTAGTCTGGCGATATTTCAGCCAAACTACAATCATAAACCTTCACCTCGCCTCTTTTAGATTGCAACACTACCGTAAGATAAATCATAAATGATAATGCCACAATAAAAAGAAGGCTACTTAACAACAGTTTCATATAGCGTTTCAAACTGTTCTTGTACCGCTACTTCTTCATCAAAATTTTGTTTGTGATACACTTTAACAAGTTTAGCAACCAACTTCTTTGGTAGTTGCATTGATTTGCTTGTATCAGTAATTGCTTCACG